ATAGTGGGGGCGCGGGCTAATTCGGCGGGGGAGCAGGGCCGGGGGGTGATGGTCAAGATGCACCGTCACCATCAGCAAATAGCGGTAGTGGCGGCGCTAGTGCAGGTACAGCTAGTTCTGGAGTTATGGGCGGGGGTGGTTCTGCGGGTGGATATGTTCGCAAGTTAATAAATTCGCCAACGGCAACTTATTCATATGCGGTTGGCTCTGGAGGCGCGGCTGGTAGTACTTCAGGATACGGCCAATCTTCTGCGGGTGCGTCTGGAATCATAATTATCACTGAGTTCTATGTATGAACAAATATGCAATCGTTAAAGATGGCGTGGTTGTCAATGTCATTGAGTATGAGGAACAACCTTCTGCTCCACCACCCGGCTTTGCTGATGGACATGTGGCTATTCAAGCAGATAGGGTTAATCCGGGCTGGCACTATGCCAACGGTGAATTTACAGACCCTAACCCACCCGTAGTCGTTGATATGCCAGCACCTAAATCATTGACCGATATGATTTTGGAAAGCCCAACAGAGTTGGCAAAACTTAGACAAGCATTGGGGATTGCATAATGACTTGGAATAAGAAAGCCCAGAACTGGGCAGAGGTTTCGTAATGGACACGATTAACATCACCGCCGCCAAATTGATGACGCATGAAGAGATCTGCGCTGTCAGGTACGAACAAATTAATGCCCGCTTGAAGCGCATTGAGGGCATCATTCTTAAAGTGGCGGGGGTGATGATTGCTGCAATGGCCGGAGTCATTTGGGCCAGCTTGTTGAGATAGCCATGCTTGACTGGTTCTTTGCCTTCTTGCTGGCGTGCGTTCTTTTGGCCTGTGTGCTTGCATTGGTTAAGATAGGATTCTGGATACTATGGATCCCCTAACAGCGTTTGCCGCTGCCCAGGCTGCTGTCGCTGGCATCCAGAAGGCCATCAAGCTAGGCAAGGACATCAACGGTCTGGTAGGTGAGTTCGGCAAGTTCTTTGACGCGAAGGATGTCGTCCAGAAGGCGGCTAACGACAAAGCCAAGAAAGGGCAGTCAGATACCGGCAAAGCAATGGAGATTGTCATGCAGGCCAATGCCCTGCGCGAAGCAGAGGAGCAGCTCAAGCATCAACTGGTCTACGGCGGCTACCCAGAACTCTGGGAGATGATGCTCAAAGAGCGGATGAAGATCAAACAAGCTCGGGCGACTGCTGAGCGGGAGGCCAAGATCGCCAGGGTCAAGCTGGTGGCCCAGCGCCTGCTGATTGCTCAGATTGTGGGCGTTGTACTGACAGTGTCCATTCTTGGCACAATCGTTATTTTCATTATTAGACAGGCAACCCGTGACACCTGAACTTCAGAAGTATTACGAAGAACGATTTAGTATGTTCTCGCAGCAGGGCTGGCTAGACCTGATCGAGGATATTGACAAAATGATCGAACCACTAAATAATATTTCTACCATTCCCGATGAAAAAACCTTACACTTTCGTCAGGGTGAACTTTCAATCCTGACTTGGCTGAGAAATCTCAAGCAGATCAGCGAACGTGCATATGAGGATTTGAATGCTGAGAATGTATGAATTTGTCTGCGAATGCGGACAACGCACTGAGTGCCTGACCGATTATGAGACGGCCAGCATTTTGTGTTCGTGCGGGGGTGTTGCCTCGCGCACGATTAGCGCTCCAAAGTTCAATTTGGAAGGTTGGTCTGGGCACTTCCCGTCCGCATACGGACGGTTTGAGCAACGGCACACCGACAAATTGAATGCGGAACGCAAAGCCAACTCATAAGCAGGAATGCCGAGTTGAATCTCCTACAACCAAAATGGCAGGAACCATATGTTGATTGACCAAGAATCCGAATTGCCCAGTGAGATCGAAGTTGAGGAAGCGAAACAAGTAGTAGAGATTCCCGAAAAATATCGGGCCAAAAGTCTCGAAGACGTTATTCGTATGCACCAAGAGGCTGAAAAGCTAATCGGTAAGCAGGCGCAAGAAGTCGGCGAAGTTCGCAAGCTCGCGGATGAACTCATCAAGCAGAACCTCGGTTCTAAGCAACAACCTATTCAAGAGGAAGAGCCTGAAGTAGATTTCTTTGAGAATCCTCAAAAGGCAGTCCAGAAAACCGTAGATCGTCACCCGGATGTTGTTGCAGCGCGTCAAGCTGCTGCTGATTTCAAACGGATGCAGATTCAACAAAAGCTATCGCAAGAGCACCCTGACTACGCTCAACTGGTGCAAGACCCTGACTTTGCGGCGTGGGTAAAATCCTCGCCAGTTCGGGTGGGTCTGTATGCGAAGGCTGATGGTGAGTTTGATTACGATTCGGCAAATGAACTGTTGTCCACCTTCAAGCAACTGCGCGGCGTTAAGGTTCAGCAAACTGAGAAGGCAGGAGATGCCGTCAGAAAGCAGAACATGAAAGCAGCGCAAGTTGACACTGGTGGCTCTGGCGAGAGTTCCAAGCGCGTCTACCGCCGGTCTGACCTTATTAGGCTCAAGATGACAGACCCGTCCCGCTACGAAGCCCTTTCTGATGAGATCATGGTTGCGTATGCAGAGGGTCGGGTTCGATAAACCACTTTTGGAGATTTAACTATGGCAAACACCGCCTTTTCCCCCACTAATAGCGTTACCACCACCTCCGCAGCTAACTTCATTCCTGAAATTTGGAGTGATGAAATTGTTGCCGCCTATAAGAAAAACCTCGTCCTGGCCAACTTGGTCAAGAAGATGTCTTTCAAAGGCAAAAAGGGTGACACGGTTAACATCCCCTCGCCTGCTCGTGGCAATGCTTCGGCCAAAGCTGCAACTGATGCCGTTACTCTGATTGCAGAGAGCGACACCAACATTCAAGTGCTGATCAACAAGCACTATGAATACAGCCGCTTGATCGAGGACATCGTCGAAGTGCAAGCCCTGACCTCGCTGCGTTCTTTCTACACGGAAGACGCTGGCTACGCTCTGGCTCGTCGCATCGATACCGATCTGGTTCAATTGGGCCGCAGCTTCAACGGCGCTACTGTTGGCACGGACGACTATGCTACTTCTGCTTCCAGCACGAAGGCGTTCATCGGCTCTGACGGCACCACCGCCTACAACAGCTCGACCTCCAACGCTGCTGCACTGACTGATGCTGCTATCCGCCGCACCATCCAGCGCCTGGACGACAACGACATCCCTATGGATGGCCGTTTCTTCCTGATCCCCCCGTCGAGCCGCAACACCCTGATGGGTCTGGCCCGTTACACCGAGCAAGCGTTCGTCGGCAACGGCGATGCTATCCGCAACGGTGAAATCGGTCAGCTGTACGGTATGGCTGTGTTCGCTTCGTCCAACGCCGACACCGGCGCTGGCAATAGCGCTGCTGACCGTATCTGCCTGATGGGCCACCGCGATGCGATGGTGCTGATTGAGCAACTGGGCATTCGTTCGCAGACTCAGTACAAGCAGGAATACCTCGGTACCCTGTTCACGGCTGACACCCTGTACGGCGTGAAAGCTCTGCGTACCAGCGCAACCAGCACCGCTGCCAACGCTTCTGCCGCCTTCGCTCTGGCTGTTCCGGCCTAATGAATAGCCCCCCGGTCACAAGCTGGGGGGCGTCTTTTTAAGGAGATATAAATGGCTGCTGCATCCGCTATCACTTCCCGTCGGGGGAATGATCAATTCCGTGGTATCTACTCGGATACGTGGGCTGTTACTTGCACTTTGGACACCGCCGAAGTTGCAGATCAGGCCACTGGTACCGACACTGTGACCGTTCCTGGCGTTGCCTTGGGCGATATGGTGATCGGTCTTTCGACTGGCGTAAGCGAAGGCGGGCTTGTCCGTCGCGCATACGTTTCTGCCGCCAACACCGTCACTATCGCCAGCACGAACACCACCGGCGCTGCTGTGAACTTGGCATCTACGACTGTCAAGCTAGTTATCGCTCGCATGGTCTAAACAGCAGGGGGCCACAAGCCCCCTGTTTTCTAAGGATTCAAATGGCAACATTTCGCTGTCTTCAGAGTGGCAATACGGTGACGTTCACTCTTCAGCACGATATTGATTCAATGCGCGGTCATGCCGGGTACGTCCGCATCGATGATCCGTCGCCGACTGAGATTGACCGCAACATTACGCCGCTTCGCCCGCCGCAACAGATGCCTCCGCAACGGGGCCGTCCTCGTAAGGTGGTGGCAACGATATGAAACTCTTTGACGTTTGTCCTGTCGCCACCCAGGATGTCCATATCAACTTGAAAAATCGCAATCATGCGTTCAAGGAATATGGCTACGGCCCGCCCAATCCGGACGAGGCTAACGATGCGTTCTGGCTCAAAAAAGCCAAGATGTACAACGCGCCCACCGAGTCCATCATGGGGATGCGCTGCGGTAACTGCGCCGCGTTCATTCAAACGCCCAAAATGATGCAGTGCATCATTGGTGGGCTGGAAAAAGATGAGAATGAGGGCGAGTTGTCCTACGATGAGCAGTTCGTCAAAGCAGCCGATCTGGGCTACTGCGATCTGTTCCAATTCACTTGTGCAGCGGCCCGCACTTGTGATGCCTGGAAGTCTGGCGGGCCTATTACTAAGGATTAATCATGTACGGGAAAGCACCCAAAATGTCTACGCCCAAAGCGCCTGCCAAAAAGGGCGGCACTCCGGTCACCATCATGGTGGCTGTTGGCAAGCCCAAGCTGCCCGTCCGTGGTCAGCGCACCATGACCAACAAGATGACTAGGGGCAAGAAATAATGTCTACCTTTCAACTCGATCCAAACAACGTGCCAATGGGTGTGCCCAGCTTGGGCACCACGCAGGTATTTAGCGTCACCAATTCCAGCGTTCAATCAACGGCCTTTGGCGCATCTACTACAATGATCCGTGTATCTTGCTCTCTAGGACATTGCCATTTTCAAATTGGCGCAGATCCAACGGCCAGCCTTACAACATCGCCCATGATGCCCAATAATTTTTCTGAGATTATTCGGGTTAATCCTGGTCAAAAGATTGCCGTCATCAAAGATGCGACAGTAGCTGCGTCTACGTTTTCCGTCACGGAGCTAGTATGAAGACCAAGGCTGAGAAGAAAATCAGCAAGGTCATGCGTGAGTACAAGGCTGGGGAATTGACCTCCAACAAGAAGGTAGTCAAAAACCCCAAGCAGGCTATTGCCATTGCACTGTCTCAAGCTGGAAAGGCAAAGAAGAAATGAAACCCGGTCTTTACGCCAACATCAATGCCAAGCAAGCGCGGATTAAGGCTGGCTCTGGCGAGAAGATGAACAAAGTCGGCTCCAAGGCCGCACCCACTAACGCGGACTTCAAGAAAGCCGCCAAGACTGCCAAGCCGCGTAAAAAATGAAGACCCCCGCTTGGCAGCGAAAAGAAGGAAAATCTCCCTCTGGTGGCTTGAACGCCAAGGGGAGATCGTCCTATAATGCTGCTACCGGGGGCAGTCTTAAAGCCCCGGTAAAGTCGGGCGACAACCCTAGACGGGCCTCCTTCTTAGCGCGAATGGGCAATATGCCTGGGCCTGAGTACAAGGACGGCGAACCGACTCGCTTGCTTCTGTCCCTCAAGGCTTGGGGCGCATCGTCCAAAGCGGATGCCGTAGCCAAAGCTAAAGCAATCTCAGCGAGGAACAAGAAGTGAGAGCCCTATCGGTTGGAGTTAGTCCTACAGCGGCAGTTGATACGACAGTCTATACCTGTCCTACGGGCTATTACGCCAAATTTACTGTGATGTACATTCACAACACAGGCGGCGCAACAAAACACATCACTGTGCAATGGTTTGACTCCAGCGCTAGCACTACCCTTGACATTTTGACTTCTGTAAATTTTACGACGAAAGAATATTTGCAGTTTGATGGCAATGCCTATATCGTTTTAGAAGAAGGCGATAAACTCAAAATAACGACTGAATCGGGCAGTTCTTTTAGTTTTATTGCAACATTTGAAGAAGTGGGGCTGACAAGAACATGACCTACCTACAACTGATCAATGAAGTGTTGGCGCGGTTGCGTGAAACGACTGTTTCTACCAATAGCGAAACAACCTACTCGTCGCTTATCGGCAAGTTCGTCAACGATGCCAAGCGTCAAATTGAAGACGCCTTTAACTGGGATGTGCTCTCGCAAGACCTCGCGGTCAATACTGTCGCAAATACTTACAAGTACTCATTGACTGGCGCAGGCCAGAAGTTCCAGTTGCAGGATTCGATTAACATCACCTCCAACGTCGGCCTAAAGAACATCTCCTTCCCGCTGATGAATCGGCGGCAGAACTTCGCTACGCCAGTCTCTGGCATCCCAAGCGAGTTCATTTTCGAGGGGGTCGATGTTAACAACGACGCCAAGGTGACGCTCTATCCTCGTCCTGATGGCGTCTACGCATTGCAATTCACGCTGACGATTCCCCAGGCTGATCTGGCCTCCGACAGTACTGTGCTTTTGGTGCCTAGCGCACTGGTGATACAGAACGCCTTTGCGCGTGCGCTGGCTGAGCGCGGTGAAGACGGTGGACTGTCCTCGTCTGAAGCCTATCAGTTGTACCGCGCCATGCTCTCAGACTACATTGCGCTGGAAGCTACTCGTTTCCCCGACAGCCAGGAATTTGTCGCGGTATGAGCGAACCACTTTCCACCTACAGCATTTCAGCCCCCGGTTTTTACGGGCTGAACACTCAAGACTCGCCTCTTGATTTGAATGCTGGCTTTGCGCTGGTGGCGACCAACTGCATCATTGATCAGTATGGCCGCATCGGTTCGCGCAAAGGGTGGAGCCGCGTTAACAGCACCTCGGGCGACTTGGGCGCTAACAACGTTGGAGTGATTCACGAACTGGTGCAGCCAGATGGCACGTTGACCGTGCTGTTTGCTGGCAACAATAAACTGTTCAAGCTCGACAGCTCTGATGCTGTTGTAGAGTTGACCTACGGGGGTGGGGGTACAACCCCAACCATCACCGCCAGCAACTGGTCTTGTGCTTCGCTCAACGGCATCACCTACTTCTTTCAAACTGGCCACGATCCGCTGATCTTTGATCCTGCGGTGAGCACATCCACCTACCGGCGCGTTACTGAGAAAACAGGTTACGTCGGCACGGTGCCTAGCGGCAACATTGTGATCGCCGCCTTTGGTCGCCTGTGGGTGGCGAATACATCTACGATCAAAAACACGGTGTACTTCTCTGACCTGCTGGCCGGTCATGTTTGGTCTACCGGCACCTCGGGTTCGCTCAACGTAGACCGGGTATGGCCCAATGGCGCAGATGAGGTGCAGGGTCTTGCAGCGCACAACGGCTTCCTGATCATTTTTGGCAAGCGCCAGATTCTGGTCTACGCTAATGCCACCACGCCATCTACTATGTCGCTCGGTGACACGGTCGGGGGCATCGGTTGCATTGCGCGTGACTCGATTCAGACCACCGGCAAGGATGTGCTGTTCCTGTCT